TATTTCAACCCAGGGAACTGAGATTGAAACTGTTGCCATGCCTGATCAAAGTTCAAACCTTTACTATTGCAAATGTTGATGCAGGTTTGCTTGATTTGATCGGGGGATTTACCTTGAGCCATTTGCTGAGCCTGTTGAAACAGTGGGTTGCTTCCAAACTTAGCAAACAACTGATTTACCATTTGATTCGCCATCATATTCATAGGATTCACTGTTTGTTACCCCCTTTATTGATGCCAGGTAGTCTTTGTTCCAGTTTTGAGAGCTTATTTTGGATCTCGGAGAGTTTCTGTTCTAAATCATCTCGTTTAACATATTCCCCGAAATCAATAGGAGGCGCAACGATTTGAGCTTCCTGTTGGACAGGCTGGGGTTGGTTTCCCATGTCTAGAGTGTACTCTAGGAATAGGATGTTCCCATCAAGTCCGAGCTGTTTCGTGTAGATTTTGCCGTGGGCTTTGTCTGGAAATACAAACAGAGACCCATCATAGTCAATCATAGCAGCGTTGGCCTCATCTTTGTTTGAAACTGGACGACCCTTCAGGATAGTTGCTGTCGGTGCTGCCTGTTGAGGCTGAGGGGCATATCCATTTGGTTGCATGTAACCGGATCCAGGTGTCCCTGCAAACTGAGGGTACTGTGCTTCCATCATTTGGAGCCTTTGCTGTGCTGTTTGCATAGCCGGGTTTTGGTAGTAGGGTTGACCATACATTTTAAGCACCTCCTCTTTACACTCTAACTATACTACAAATAACCAAAGCAAAAGTATCGGCAAGGATATTTAAAAGTATCTTAAAAGTATCTTAAAAGGCAGAAAGAAACCCTTCACTGTCGTAGCAGTGAAGGGCTATCTTCAGAACAGTCTATTTAGTTTGGCTAGGGCTTTTCTGTGTCTGGTTTTGATTGTGGCTTCGGCATATCCTAGGGTGTCTCCAATGTATCTAAAGTCTTTTCCTTTGAGATAGTGTAATCGCAGGATTTCTTTGTCCTCATCGGTCAATGTAGACCGTTCCAACAAGTCATCAAAACGAGATACTTCAGGTATGTCTCTGAGCTTTCGTCGAGTTTCAATGTGACCGCTCAATTTATACACCTTACTTTCGTTTTGTATATCTCCCACAGGTTGGACACCGATACGGATTACCCTTTCGATTGGAGCCAGATTTACCAGAGGAGTTGGAATGAGTTACAGTTGCCCCATTAGTCGGAGTTCGCGTCCGAGTCGTTGTAGTAGTTGTTATTGTCTGCCGTGCCATCAGTCAAGCCCTCCTCTAGGTGATCTCCCTGTGTATAGGTGGCGTTTTCGCCAGATTGATACACGTTGTTTCCAGTGCCTTCTCCAGTATCTTGAGTGATTGTGGTTGTCGTAGTAGTTGTTGTCCATTGACTTTCATAAGCTGTAAAAATTCCAGCAATTGCAATGTTGGCTAGTAAGCTAATAATGAGGACGATTCTAAGCCAAAAGTCTTCCCTTTTCTTGTTTTCCAATAGGGTCATCACAACGCGATTAAGTGCTATGCTTTGGTCTAATGCATCCTCTTCCTTTCGGATGGAATTTAATTCCTCCACAGGGTTTCCGTTAGCAATCAATAGTTCTCACCTCTATGATTAGTTCGGTTTAAGATTTCCAAAACTGCGTTAAGTGCTTGTGTATGTGTGTCTAGGATATGGTACATGCTGCGTAATGTCTTGATTTGTTCTTCATGAGAGTTGACTAGCAAGGCCAGATTTTGATGGCTAGAGCTTAATCCCTTTACATCAGATTTGAGCTCCTCAATGCTTTCTATAGCTTGGTTGATCTTCTGCACGATGATGCCATCATTTTTAGCTCTCCCAGTCATCCCCACAACAAAAGTTAGGATGCCGATAAGACAAGTAGCAATGCTGCATATGGATAGAACAATTGTCATAGATTCACCTCCATGTGGCTTGATGCTTGGCCAGAAATTAAACACAGAAGCCGAAGGCCACGCCAAGAGAGCGAGAGGCGCTGAGGCTGTCGGCGTCGCCGTTGTCGGAGACACCACAACAGTTGGCCGAGCTGAACGAACGAGGCGAACGCTCCCACCAGCTGACCGCAGAGCCGTTGACGTTCTTGACCTTGCTGTTGCCGGCCTTGTAGTAGGCGTACCGCTCGCCCTCACCGGACACCGAGTAGGTCGTCGACCCGAAGACCTCGACTTCAGACAGCAGGAAGAGGTCGTCAGAAGTCGTGTTGATGGTCGTACTCTGACTGCCGGCACTGGTCTTCTTGGAGACGGCCTTCATGATGCCGGTCCACGCGGAGGCGATCGTATTCTTGATCGTACTCTGGAGAGTGGTCCGGAGAGCGCAGCTGCCCCAACCACCAGAGTTGGTATTGGAGCTGTTCATCGAATACGTGGTTGCGAGACAGTTCACCATCTGGAACGAGATACCGGCATTACCCGTCGCAGTCGTAGAGCCATAAGCAGTCGAATCCGCCAAGGTATCATGGTTGAAACCCACGATCCGGAAGGAGTAGCTCGCGCTGCTGACGGTGATCGAGACGGTGTCGCCGACGCTGATCTTGTAGTGGCTGTCTCCGTCGTCGATGTAGACCGCGGTCGTGGCGTTGGTGATCGCGGAGTTGTTGGAGATCGCCTTGGCGTAACTGCTGAGCTTGGCCTGAGTGATCCCAGAGATACCGCTCGTGTAGGTCACGCCAGAGGTCGCGGTGGTCTTCGCGGTCAGGAGACTCACCGTGACGGTGAAGGTCTGGCTGGAAGGTGCGGCGTGGTTGGTACCGGCGGCGACACTGACGGTGATGGTCGCGGTGCCTGCGGCCTTTCCGGTCACGGTGATGGTATTGCCGGACACAGAGACCGTCGCGACGCTCGTGGAGCTGGACGTGGCAGAAATGGTGCCGTCGCCTGCTCGGGTCGCGGTGACCGTGCCGGTCATGGCGTCAGACAGAGTAACGGAGCTCTTGTCGAGGGACAGACTGCCTGCAGCCTTGCCGATGGTCCAGGAGACGGTCTTCGCGCTCGTGGAGCCATCCTCCCACTGGTAGTTGGGGTTCGGTGTGAAAGTGGCAGTATAGGTGCCTGCGTCGGTGGCAGAAGTAGTGCCTCCGATGGTAAGTTGGTTACTATCGTAGTTGTTCCAGCTGGGTGATTGACTGGATCCGGTATAGGTTAGTGCAGCCTTTTGAGATGGTACAGAAACAATCCCCTTGCTAATACTCCAAACAATGGTCTTGACATCGGTAGTACCGTCGCCCCACCGATATCCGGTATTCAGTGTTGCTGTTGCTGTATAACTGCCAACATCTTTTGCAGATGTAGTGCCACTAATGGTCATCTTATCTGTGTTAACTCCATTGAGTGTAACAGTCTGAGTGGCTCCTGTGTAGTTGAGCTGATACATCTGGAATGGGATCACATCAATCACTTTAGACTGAGTAGTATCAATGTTATCTACCTTAGTGTTGAGTGCAGTTATTTGCGTTTGTAGGGATCCTACTGCATCGTCAGTGAATTGAGCTTTGATTGCATTAAACCACGTTTGAAAGGTATCATCGTATTGATCAAGAGAATCCTGGAAAGTGCTCTTATATTGAGCAAACAAACTTTGGAAAGTAGCATCATACTGAGCAAAGAGGTTAGTTGTGTCAATTTGATCGACTATTCCTGAAACAATTCCACAGCGGGAAGTGTTCATGCGCATATCAGTGATCATCGACTGAGTAATACTCGCAGCTCCAGCAGCCACTTGGATTTGAGCAAGCTCCAACTCATACAAGTCAGTGTCTCTTTGGAGAGTGACAGCAGATGGATTAGAAGATGCTGCACCAGAACGAACATAGATTTGCACTTCTCGATCCGTGTAGTTTAGACCCATAATAACAGAGTCGATTCTAGCAAGGCTTGCATTAGCAGTCGGAATAGTGAGAACTTCTGCCTCATCCGTTGGTATAGTAATGTAATACCCATTGATCCATCCATTACCAGGGTTAACAGTGACTTTCGTGGTAGGAGATGCCATTGCTGTCACTTGCATCCCTGTAGACGGGTTGGGGAATACCCCGTTCCCGATGAATAAACTAAAGTAATGGGCAAATGTTGCTGCGTCATATACTCGGTCGTATTCTCCTCCACCTGTGTCTATTGCATCAAAAAATCCACTTGTATAGGCCATACTACATCATCCTCCTTAATTTAGTTGCAAGAGTCGGTTGTTCATACCCAAAAGTCAAGTCTAGTCGTTCGCCATCTTCGTCATAAGTTTTCATCGCAGCAGTTACAACAGCATTTACACGGATACGGAGCTTGCTGTCATATACGGTGACTGTATCCCCCAGCATAAAGTCTACACCATAGGTATACCCGGTGATTCCAAAAGTCCTTAGTGTTGCTGAGAAAGACTTAACTTCTTTGTAGTCTTCCAGTTTTGTGTTTCCACGTTCTGCTAACATTGCATAGTAGTCTTCATCAGAAATGGATGTTCCATCTTCGTTAGTACTCTGAAGATCACGAGCATCAACAAACAGCTCCCTTCTATTCAAGCCAGAGCTATCCCCGACTCTTTGTACTTTTCTGTCATTTCCAGTGCCTTCTCCTGCTATGTATGCAACATTACGCAAATCAGACTTGTTATGCTGGTAGCTGGATTCTAAAATGTCATCTAGTGCAGAAGAAAACAGCACAGGAGCATTCTCTGTTTGGTCTAGGCTTCTGTCTTTGCTCCGATAGATGCGGAAGACAAATTTTTGTTGTCTGGGCAGAAACTGAAGCCTAAATCCAAGGTCATAGGATTGACATATGCTAGATAGTTCTAGTAGGACTGTGTCTCCCAGCTTCTGATAGATGACAGAAGGGCCATGAATTTCTTGATCTGAAGCCAGCTCTAGCAGAGGTATTTTTCTGTTTGAATCTTCGGGGTCTATCACATTGCTGGCTACAATCTTTCTTAG